CATATATGGACTTAAAGCTACAGATGTGATAAATATGAACAAAAAATAAATAAGGAGAATATTATGGCAAATCCAAGATATAACAAACAAACAACAAATCCAAGAGTAGCTAAAGCTAAAGGTGGAATGTTAAAAGAAGTTCCTGCAGATAAGAAAAAATCTTTAGGAAAACTTCCTACTAAAGTTCGAAATAAAATGGGCTTTATGAAAAAAGGTGGCAAAGTAAAAAAATAATGTTTGGCGCAGCAAGAAGAGGATATGGTTTATTAGGTAAAAGTAAAAAAACTTCACCTGTAATTAAATCCGTTAAGCCTTCCGCTGGTAAGAAAAAAACAGAAGAGTATTTAAGAAGCTCTCAAGTAAAAAGAAACAAAGCTAAAATTATTCAATCCCAAATGAAGATAGAGAATGATTAAAAAATTAATAGAAAAATTCTATGGTAAGTTTTGTAGGTGTTTAGAAACACCTATTGCACCTGAAAACGCATTTGTTGTAAAAGGTTTTTGCGATGAACATCCAAAATTTAAACATAGATGTGAAAAATGTAAGGAGGCAATAAATGTCAAATAAATATCATAAAACAAAATCTGGAAAAATGGCACGAAAAGGTCTTTGGTATAACATTCAACAGAAGAAAAAAAGAATTGCAGCTGGCTCTGGTGAAAAAATGAGAAAACCTGGAAGCAAAGGTGCACCAACAGCTAAAGCAATTAAAAGATCACAAGCGTAATGAGAAACGATTTTAGAACTAGATATGCATCTGGAGGAAAGACTCCTGCCTGGCAAAGAAAAGAAGGCAAGTCTGAATCTGGTGGATTAAATAAAAAAGGTATTGCATCTTACAGAGCTGCAAATCCTGGTTCTAAACTTTCTATGGCTGTAACAACTAAACCATCAAAATTAAAAAAAGGATCAAAAGCTGCTAACAGAAGAAAAAGCTTCTGCGCTCGTATGAAGGGCATGAAAAAACGATTGACATCAGCTAAAACTGCAAGAGATCCTGATTCAAGAATAAACAAATCCCTTCGAAAGTGGAATTGTTAAAGTGAATTTAGAAAGAGTAATAACTAGATTATTAAAAAGTATTAACGTGAGACTGGACCAGTTGTCTATTAATGTAACCTCTGGAAACATTGACAATATGGAAAAATACAAGTATATAATAGGACAAATAAACGCTTTAGAAGCGGTTAAACAGGAAATCTCTATCCTGCTAAATGATAAGGAGCAAAACAATGGAACAGTCATCGACATCTCAAAACGAGATACCAAAGCATAAAAACGCTTTAGAAGAAAAATACCAAAAACAACCAAAAGAAAAAAAGTTAACTGACGAAAAAGAAAAACTTCCTAACCCTACGGGTTGGAGAATGTTAGTCTTGCCTTTTAAGATGAGGGAAAAAACAAAAGGCGGAATCGTTTTAGCTGAACAAACATTAGAGAGACAACAAGTTGCTTCTCAATGTGGTTTAGTTTTAAGAATGGGTCCAGATTGCTACAAGGACAAGGAAAGATATCCTGATGGTCCATGGTGCAAGGAAGGTGATTGGGTAATGTTTGCCCGATATGCAGGATCCAGAATAAAAATTGAGGGAGGAGAAATTCGTCTGCTAAACGATGATGAAGTTTTAGCAACCATCAAGAATCCAGAGGATATCTTGCATGAATATTAACCAACATAGGAGATAACTATGCCAACAGACGAAAACAAAACAGTGGACATTGATACGTCTGGCCCAGGGGCCGAGATCGATGTACCAGAAGAAAAAGATGAGTCAGTCGTAGAGACTGAACCAAAAGAAACCAAACAAGAAACAGAGACCACGGACCAGGAAACAAAACCTGCTGAAAAATCTGATGGAGAATTAGAAGAATACAGCAAAGGTGTTCAAAATCGTATTGCTAAACTCACAAGAAAAATGAGAGAAGCAGAACGTAGGGAAAAAGCAGCTTTAGATTATGCTAAAGCGGTTGAACATAGAAGACAAGAATTAGAATCTAGATTTAAAAAGACAGATTCTGATTATGTTAAAAAATTTGAGTCAAGCGTTCAGTCTGGACTAGAGTCAGCTCAAAGAGAACTGGCAATAGCGATAGAGAATGGAGATGCTAAAGCTCAAACAGAAGCTAATAAAAGAATTGCACAACTCGCTTTTGAGAATGCAAAACTGGAACAGCTAAAACAAGGTAGGGAAGAAACAGTACAGGAACAACCTGTCAAACTTTCTGACGGTGGAAGATTACCAGAACAAACTCCAGCAGAATTACCTCAATCAGATCCTAGAGCGGAAGATTGGGCAGCTAAAAATACGTGGTTCGGTCAAGATCGAGCTATGACTTTTACTGCTTTTGAAATCCATAAGGATTTAGTTGAAAAAGAAGGGTTTGACCCTAATTCTGATGAGTACTATGCGGAAGTTGATAAACGAATAAGAGTTGACTTTCCACATAAGTTTGGTAATACTAATCAACAAACTACGTCCAAACCAGTTCAGTCTGTTGCTTCGGCAAATCGAAGCGTAAAACCAGGACGCAAAACTGTGAGACTCACTTCATCACAGGTAGCAATAGCTAAAAAATTAGGAGTGCCACTCGAAGAGTACGCAAAACAATTAAAAATCACGAAGGAGGTATAGCGTATGGAAAAAGAAAACAATAAGACTTCCCGTGCGAATCAAACACGGTCAAAAACTGAAAGACCAAAAGTGTGGGTTCCACCATCATCTCTAGATGCACCCCCTGCACCTGATGGATTCAGGTATAGATGGATTAGAGCAGAGAGCGTTGGATTTCAGGATGTTAAAAACATCCAAGGTCGGATCAGACAAGGTTATGAACTTGTTAGAGCCGAGGAAATCGAAAATGCATCTGACTATCCTGTCGTCGAAGACGGCAAATACAAGGGAGTGGTTGGGGTTGGCGGCCTTTTGCTTGCAAAGGTTCCAGAAGAGATTGCGCAGCAACGTCAAGATTACATGAGGTCAAAAGCCGAAGGTATGGACGAAGCAATAAACAACGATCTTATGAAGGAGCAAGACAACAGGATGCCTATCAATATTGATAGACAGTCCCGTGTAACCTTCGGTGGTACAAAGAAATAATTTTTTAGTTATTTCTCGGGTTAATCCCTATCATCGAATTAACGTTAACAACATGGAATAGGAGAAACTATGGCAAACAAAAACACAAAAGGTTTTGGTTTGATCCCTGGCGATAGATTAGGAAATACTCCTGCTATCTCTGGTCAATCAAAATACTTTATAGATGCTGGCTACGGCACAGCTATTTATAACGGTGGTGCTGTCAAAAGTGCTGCTGGATACATTGTCGAAGGACAAGGTTCAGCTGCTCCTGTAGTTGGTGTACTTAACGGAGTATTTTACAATGCGGCTACTACATTGAAGCCAACTTGGGCAAACTACTACGTAGGTTCAATCACACCAGCAAACAGTGAAGACATCACAGCGTTCGTAAATGATGATCCATTCCAGAACTACATTGTAGGCACTGACGCTGCTGCAGCTCAAGCTGTGTTCTTAGAAACATTCGATATGAATGCTTCTGCTGGAGATACCAACACTGGTAAATCAACAGCAACTTTGGACATTGGTACGACTGGTGCAGATGACAAACAATATAGATTATTAAGATCAGCAGAGGATCCTGAAAATGATGATGCTACTGCTGCTTACAGATCTGTAATTGTTGTTGCTAACTTGTTAGAACTACAATCATAATAGGAGTATATAGACTATGGCAATATCACGATCACAACTAGTTAAAGAACTAGAGCCAGGCCTAAATGCACTATTTGGTCTGGAATACAAAAGGTATGAAAATCAGCATGCTGAAATTTATACTACTGAATCTAGTGACAGAGCTTTTGAAGAAGAAGTTATGTTATCTGGGTTCGCTAACGCTCAAGTAAAAGGTGAAGGTCAAGGCGTATCATTTGATTCTGCACAAGAAACTTTTACTGCGAGATACACTCACGAGACAATCGCTCTTGCGTTTGCTATCACTGAAGAAGCTATCGAAGATAACCTCTACGACAGACTTGCTTCTAGATACACAAAAGCATTAGCAAGATCTATGGCGAATGCTAAACAAGTAAAAGCAGCGGCTCCATTGAACAATGGTCTACCTTCAGTAGGCACATTCAAATCTGGAGACGGTGTTGCACTTTTCAGCACGTCACACCCTACGATAGCAGGTACTTTCAAAAATACCTTAACTACGCAGGCAGATCTTAACGAAACTTCATTAGAACAAGCCCTAATCGACATTGCGGCTATGACTGATGAAAGAGGTCTCAAAATTGCAGCTAGAGGAGTAAAAATGATTATTCCTTCTGAAAACCAATTCACAGCTGAAAGACTTATGAAGTCTCAAGGCAGAACTGGTACAGCTGATAATGACATAAACGCTATTGCGTCTATGGGAATGATCCCTCAAGGTTACAGAGTTAATAACTACTTAACTGACACGGATTCTTTCTACATTATCACTGACGTGCCTAATGGAATGAAAATGTTCCAAAGAGCAGCGTTAAATACTGCAATGGAAGGTGATTTCGATACTGGAAACGTTAGATACAAAGCTAGAGAAAGATACTCATTTGGAGTATCAGACCCTAGAGGTATCTTCGGCGTTGAAGGTGCGTAATTAATACACAACTTTCATTTAAAAGGGGGCTTTCGGGCCCCCTTTTTTTATGCTATAAGAAAGAACTCATGAAAACATTTACTGTACAAATTAGATCTAGAGGATACTTCACAAAGTTTAATGTGACTTGCGTAGACAGCGAGGAAGCGTTAAATGATGCAATAGTTGACAAACTAGGACAATCTGATATAGTATGGGAAACAAGTGGATTTTACAATAAAAGTAAAACTTGGATAACCTATGAGGAGGTTAATGATGCAAACACACGTTCAGAACCTTTACAAACAGAAAAGGACTCTAGAACTGAAATGGGAGCAGCACTATAACGACGAGGGTAGATATACTCTTGATATGGTGAGGATTGATAACAAAATTAGAGAAGTTATCAACCACATTAAATTAGCAGAAGCAAAACAAGCTAGTTTGATGAATAAAATTGAAGATGCTGCACCACAAGTATCAGTAGCTACTTAATTAAACGCTACTAAATCGCTGGAAAACGTCAACTCCACTACAAACTCTCTTGCACTCTACTAAAATTTAGCATATAAAATCTTTACTATACAATTAATAAGAACATAAACGAGTATAGTCGACGGCCTAGAGATTATGTTCGTAAACTAGGAGGATATAAATATGGCAAATACTACATTTTCAGGACCAGTAAGATCGGAAAACGGTTTTCAAACAATCGTTAAAAATTCTACAACTGGTGCTGTAACAAATACAATGACTTTTTCTGAATACACAGCAACAGTAACTGTTGCTAATGGTCAGACAACAGGAAAAGAATCAGCAATCGGTATTCCAGCAAACTTCATTCCAATGGGAGTGACTATTGCTGTAACTACTGCAGCAACAAACGCTGTTAACTTGGTTGATATTGGAACAGATGCAGACACAGATGGTTTCGTAGATGGAATCACAGCAGCTGTTAACTCAACTGGTTTCAAAGGATTCTTTCCTTGCAACGGTGTATTAGGAATGTCAGGCGGAGCAACTACTGCTTCTACTGCAACTCCTGATGAAGTTGAAGTTGTATTA